CAATGACGACCTGGGTGCTGGTGTTGATGCGATCTATGGAATCAAGGAAAACACAAGCGAACTGCAAGCCATTAGGTTTGATGCTGATCGTTTCACGGCTGACGAAGCCCGTACTTGGTTGGAAGAGCACGACTTCAGTCCGATTGAATTTGAAGAAGCCACTGGTGAACGCGAAGAAGAGCGTGCTGCTCCTGATGCGTTGAAAGTTGGCGACTTTGTTGAGTGGGATTCCAGCGGTGGTACTGCTCGCGGCAAGATCAGCCGCATTTCACGAGAAGCAGCCATCGACGTGCCGGATTCGTCTTTCACGATCCAAGCTTCGGCAGAAGATCCTGCTGCCCTGATCCGCGTTTATCGCAAGAACGGTGAAGGGTACGAAGAGACCGACACTGTTGTTGGTCATCGTTTTTCAGAGCTTCGCAAGATCGCAGCATTGCGTTTCTTTGAAGGTGAGACCCTGAAACGTGCACTCAGCGTTGAGTTCCGCAGTCAGGACGAAGACCGCACTCTGGAATTCCCATTTGCCAGTGAAGCGCCGGTTGAGCGTTATTACGGCATGGAAGTACTGAACATGGACACCAAGTCCATGGATTTGACCCGTCTGAATGACGGTGCACCTTTGTTGTATCAGCACGATGCTGATCGCATTGTTGGTGTTGTACAAAAGGCATATCTCAAAGACAAGCGTGCTTATGCACGAGTAAAACTCGCCAACAATGATTTGGGACGCGAGATGCAGGAGCTGATTAAGGATGGAATCATCCGAAACGTCAGCTTCGGCTACAAGATCAATGAAATGGAAGCCGATGAGTCCACTTCACCAGTGACTTATCGTGCTACCAATTTCCAGCCCTTCGAAATCAGCTTGGTGACCGTGCCAGCTGATAACTCGGTTGGCATTGGTCGCGCTTTCACTAATAATGAAAGCGTAAAAACGGCGTCAGCCGTGGAACAGCAAACCAACGACTTAACTATCGTGGATCAACAGCTCGATCTTGGGGCTATCCGCGCTGAAGCCGCTCAGGCCAAGGCGAAGGAAGTAGCCGAAATGCTTGCACTTGGTCAACGGACCAAGCAAATCGAAGTGGCTCAGGAGTTTATTTCCAACTCCCGCAGCCTGGATGAGCTTCGTACCGCCCTTCTGGAAAAGATGGGTGTGCAGGAAAAGCCCATCAACGCTAAGGACGCCGAAATCGGCATGTCCGACAAGGAGAAGCGTGAATTCTCCTTCGTTCGTGCAATCAACGCTCTTGCTCATCCCAACAGCAAGGAAGCTCAGCGTGCTGCTGGTTTCGAACTCGAAGTCAGCCGTGCTGCTCAGGAGAAGTCCGGCAAGGAAGCTCGTGGCATCCTGATCCCCGCCGATGTGCTGGGTTATGGCCGCCGCGATCTGACCGTCGGTTCTGCTTCTGGCGGCGGCGATCTGGTCGCTACCGACCTGATGAGCGACAGCTTCATCGACCTGCTCCGTAAGTCGCTGGTTCTGCAACAAGCAGGCGCCAACGTCATGACCGGTCTGCAGGGCATGGTTGCAATTCCGAGACAGTCGGGTGGAGCCACGACGTACCATGTCGCCGAGTCCGGTGCTATCACCGAATCCCAGCTGACCGTCGATCAGGTGACGATGCAGCCCCGCACCATTGGTGCACTGACTGACTACAGCCGTCGCCTGCTGCTTCAGTCCAGCATCGACATCGAGAATCTCGTTCGTCGTGATCTGGCTCAACAGATCGCTATCGAAGTTGAGAACCAAGCCATCAACGGCACCGGCACCGGTTCCTATCCCCTTGGCTTCCTGAATGTCACCGGCATCAACACTGAATCCGGCGTTGCTGCTTTCTCTGACTACGTGAACGCTGAAGCCGCCCTGAGCACCGACAACGCTCTGTTCGGCAGCCTTGGTTATCTGATGAACTCCGCTCTGCGCGGAACCCTGAAGACCACCGAGAAGGCTTCCGGCACTAACGGCATCTTCGTTTACGAAGGCGACGGAACCATCAACGGTTACCCCGCCTACGTGTCCAACTCCATGCCGAACAGCACTGCTGTGTTCGCTAACTTCAGCGACATCATGATCGGCTTCTGGAGCGGTCTGGACATCATGGTTGACCCCTACACCGGTTCCGCTTCCGGCACCGTGCGTGTGGTGGCCATGCAGGACTACGACGTGGCTATCCGTCATCCTGAGTCCATCTGCAAGCTGTCCTGATAAATCGGAGCAGGTATGCGCATCCAAATGCTGAAGTCAACCATCGTTGACTTGAAACAAGTCCAAGAAGGCGATCTCGTCGAAACGGACAAAAAATCAGCTCTTTTGCTGATCGGCATTGGGAAGGCGATGCCTGCTCCTATTACTCAGGAAGTGGTTTTACCGGCTGAAGAGCAGCCAAAATTAAGCAAACCCGCTCCCAAACGGAGAAAGACCAATGCTTCACAATCTGGGGTCTAAGACCTACATCGGCAGCCTTCTGGGCGCTGACTCCCGCAACGCTTCTGCAAACGGCACCGGTTTTGACCTGCAAGGGTCTAACGATGCTGAAGGCGAAGCCATTGTCATCCTTGACTCTGAAGCTGGCAGCGGCACCAGCCCCACCCTTGATGTCAAACTGCAGGAATCTGCAAACAACTCCGACTGGAGTGACATCAGCGGTGCAACCTTCACCCAGGTGACCGACGCTGCTGCTGCTTTTGAAAAGATCACCATCAACACCAACGATGTGGCACGTTATGTGCGTGCCGTTGGTACTTCTGGTGGCACCACTCCCGTGTTCGTGTATGCCGTTTCGCTGGTTTACAGCAAGAAGTACGGCAACTGATCCTGATGGCGCTATCTGAAACGCTGGCTTTTTTGAATACGGACGAATTTGGCACTACGTGTCAGATCGGTTCGGATCCCGAATTTGTCGGCATTTTGGATTCGCCTGTGGATGTGATCGCGGGTGGCATGGCTCTTAGTCGGGAGTATTTGCTTACGGCGAAAACTTCTGACGTGAGTTCTGCCACTCGCGGCACTTCTATTACTGTCGGTGGCTCGTCTTACACCGTGCGTGAAAATCGCGTAACTGACGACGGAGTTTTTTCTGAATTACTGCTGAGCAAGGTCTAGATATGGCTGTCCAGAAAGTCGCCACACGAGCCAGCTGGGCAGCACGCAATCCAATCTTGCTTACGGGTGAAATCGGGTTTGAAACCGATACTGGCAATCAAAAGATTGGTAACGGAATACAGGGTTGGAACAAGCTGCATTACTACGGCTCGCCTGGGCATTGGGGCGAGTTTTCAAGTAACGCAAATCAAAGCGCTACAGCAAATACTCCTACCGAAGTTACGTACACCAATACTGACGCCGCAGGTGATGGTGTTCGAATAGAGCTTGGCAGTCGAATTATTGTCGATAATCCAGGCGTATTTGTATTTGAATTTAACCTGCAGCTATCAAATGCAGACACTCAAATTCATGACGCTCATTTCTGGCTAAGAAAAAATAACAGCGGTAGTGCTGGCGATGTCGCTTTGACGACTACTGCTGTCAGTGTGATTGAATCACATGGCGGCGTTCCAGGTAATAACAACTTGCTTCTCGATCACACGTTGGTGCTTGCCCGCAACGACTACATCGAGTTGATCTGGGCACCAAGCGATGCAAACGTTACGTTGAAAGCGGGCGCTGCAGTTACCAGCCCTTACACCCGTCCAAGCCGACCTAGCGTTGTTTGCAACGTGTTTCAGGTTGCTGCTGCTTAACAATGGCTGACACAGTAAGGGAAAAGATTCTCGCCCGGATGAAAACCAATCTGGACGCAATCACAGATGCAACGATCTATCGCTCTCGTGTTGAGCCTTTAGCTCGTGGTGAAGTGCCAGCGATCATTATTGAGCCTGTCAACGATCAGCCGGTTGACACCAGCTTTTACGACAAGCTGGATTGGACTATGCGGGTCAGGATCACAACGTTGGTCAGGGCAGCATTGCCCGACGACGACTCTGACACCTATACCCAGCAGGTTCACGCAAGGCTGATGGCTGATCAAACCTGCAATGGCAATGCCCTTGACTTGACACCTGATCGCACGGACTTCAGCCTTTACGAAGCTGATGTACCTTTGGGCATCATCAGTCAGGATTATTTAGTGCGTTATCGCACTAGCAGAACTGACCTAACTAGCAACTGACATCATGGCTAAAATTCGTAAGGAAGTTCCCAATCCCGGCGCGGGCGGCAGTTACTTGTTTGACCCTAAAACTGGGAAACTTACACTGATCACAGAACCACCCGCTCCCACTGACAATGGCACTAACTCGGAAGAGATTCCTGATTGCGAAGATTGAGTCAACTTACGGGACTGACAGCACTCCCGTTGGTGGCTCTAACGCAATTCAGGTTACGAATCTTGAAGTGACTCCTATCGAGTCTGACAACGTTCAGGCCGCTGCCTTTCAAGGTTTTATTGGCAACAGCACTCGTTCAACCCTGGTTGCCAATAAGCGAGTCAGCGTCACTTTTGATGTTGAGTTGGCTGGCTCTGGTACTGCTGGCACCGCTCCTGCTTTTGGTCCGCTGCTGAAGTCCTGCGGTCTGTCTGAGACCACTGTGGCCGACACCAGCGTCACCTATGCAGGTGTGAGCAGCAGCTTTGACTCTGCAACTATTTATTGCTTCTACGACGGCACCCGCCACAAGATCACTGGTGCTCGCGGTTCTGTCAGCTTCAACTTCACCGCTGGTCAGTTCGCTGTTGCCAGCTTCAACATGATCGGGATCTACAACGCTCCTGACGACACCGCCCTGTCTGGCACCTTCACTGTTGCCAACCAAGCCGCAGCGCTGGAAGTCAACGACACCAACATGACCACCGCCACCTTCTTTGGTGAGACGAGTCAGCGGATTGAGTCGTTCGATCTGGCTCTTAATAACGAGCTGATCTACAAGGAGACCGCTTCCAACAAGGAAGTGCTGATCACGAACCGTGCCCCTGGTGGTACTGCCGTGATCGAAGCTCCTGCAATTGGCACCACTGATTACTTCGCTGATGCAGTGGGTGTTGCAACTGCTTCTACCAGCCTTGTGCTCGGTGCGACTGGTGGCAACATCGTCACCCTGACCGCTGCGCAAACGGATATTACCGGAGTATCCTATGGCGATACCAACGGTGTCATCTCGTTGTCCATGCCGTACTTGGCTCTGCCAACCACCAGCGGCAACGACGAGCTGAGCCTGCAATTCACCTGATCCTGCGTGGCATTCGTTCTCAAGAAGACTGCTTCCTACAAGTGGGAAGTCAAGGTTGAAGTCCCCGTTGACGGCAACCAGTTTGAAACCCAAGCGTTTGAAGCAGTCTTCAAGAAGATCAGCCGTTCAGCCTTTAACAATCTCGTCGATAAGGGTGATGACGCTCTTGTTGGCGAGATTTTGCTTGGCTGGGAAGGCGTGACTGATGAAGCTGGCAAGCCTGTTCCTTTCACTGAAAAGAACAAAGAGCAGCTTTGTGATGATCCTTATGTCCTGCGTGCATTGATTCAGGCTTACGCAGACAGCGTGACCGGAGCGCCCGCAAAAAACTAAAAGCCGCCGCCGAATATTGGGCAAAGGGCGGCGTTGTTGACGAGCGGGAGACGGATCTAAAGGCTTTGGGTGCAAGCCCAGAGCAAATTGCTGCTGTACGGCTTTCAACCGTACAAAAAGACTTTGAAGTTTGGGAAGAGAACTGGGACGCCGTGTTGATGTTCGTGCGGATGTCTACGCAGTGGAACACGAGCATGGCTGGGTTGACTGGCTTGAACTACCCGAGTTTGGAATGGCTCTGTAAGCTGTATTCAGTCAAGGATCCTGTTGCCATCTTCGAAGGCGTACAGGTAATGGAACTAGCAGCCCTTGCCGTTCTGAACGCGAACCGGAAATGAGCCAAGTCACCAAGCTAATCGTCAGGATTCAGCAGGAAGGCGGTGAGCAGCTCAAGCGGCTTGAGAGCAACCTGAAA